CTGCAAGTATTGTAAAAAAATCATTAAAAGAATTTGGGTTTCAACAACCTCTAGTGCTAGATAAAAACAATGAAATAATTGTTGGTCATACAAGATACTCGGCGGCAAAAAAACTTGGTATGACTGAGATACCTTGCATCTATGCTAATCAGCTATCTGAGGAACAAATAAAAGCCTATAGAATAATGGACAACAAATCGGCGGAATATTCAAAGTGGAATAATGACCTTCTGACCAGTGAGATAATTAATCTACTTGAAAGTGATTATGATATTACCTATACAGGTTTTTCAAAAAAAGAACTTGAAGATTTAGATATCAACATAGACCTTGAAGATTTGGCAACACAAGGATTGACTGATGATGATGAAATCCCTGAGATACAAGGAAAGCATGTAAGTAAAGAGGGCGATGTATGGCTTATGGGTCGGCATAGAGTGATGTGCGGTGACTCAACTGATAAAGAATCAGTAGCGAAACTAATGAATGGTGATAGAGCAGATATGGTATTCACTGACCCTCCATATAATGTGGCAGTTGAGAGTGAACTAGCTGGCACAATTATGAACGATGATATGAGTCAAGCTGAGTTTAGGCACTTCCTTGACAAGACATACAAAAGATATAATGAAAATATGAAACTGGGCGCGGTCATATATGTAGCTCACTCAGAAAGTGAAAGGGCAAGTTTTACGCAATCATTTCTAGATGCTGGATTCAAGCTCTCCCAGAACCTTATATGGAATAAGTCACATGCAGTCATAAGCAGAAACGATTACAACTGGAAACATGAGCCTATATTATATGGATGGAAGCAAGGCGCTGGTCATTACTATTGTCAAGATTTTACACAGACTACTGTGATAGAAGATAGACCAGATTATAAAAATCTAGATAAAAAAGATTTAATAAAAATTATAAATAAAATGTCAGGAAATTTTGATGAATCAGTGATCAATTACGATAAGCCAACTAGAAGCGAACTTCATCCTACAATGAAACCAATAGGTCTAGTACAAGGTCTCATACAGAACTCTTCAAAACAAGATTGGCTTGTGCTTGATTTATTTGGTGGCGCTGGCAGTACACTCATAGCTAGTGTAAAAGCGAAAAGGAAATGTTACATGATGGAGTTAGACCCAAAATTTGCTGATGTAATTGTGACAAGATGGCAAAACTTTACAGGTAAAAAAGCTGTACTTGAGTCAAATCAAAAAAAATACGATGAATTAAAAAGTAAATAAATTTGTTATAAAAATCATTTTAGTACAGAATAATACAATAAATGGCTAACAAAACAACAACATATGCAAAAATTACATCTGACTTGAAAGAAAAGTTGAGGGTGGCGTATGTGCAAGGGGAAGCTGATTCACAGGGATTTAGAAGGTTAGCAACCATTGAGGAACTCTCTGAGGCTAACAATTTATCAAAAAACACACTGTATAAACTTGCACAAAGAGAAAGCTGGAAGCAAGATCAAGAAAAGTTCCAAAAAAAATATGAGCAAGAGTTAGATTCAAAAAGAATAAAAGAGTTTACAGTAGAAGCCAAAAAATTTGACACTGCCTGTATAAATATTGCTAAAGCCTTACTCGCAAGAGTAGGACAAGTGATAAGGCAAAGTCAAAATTCAAGTGTAGAAGATTTTACACCCAATCAACTTGACTCATTAGCGGGCGCGGCAATGAAAACACAAAAGTTTGCAAAACTTGCTATGGGTGAATCAACGGATAACATAAATCTAAATGCAAACCTCCAACAAACAGACGCATTCAACAGCGCTATGGAACTGCTTGACTCAATTGCAGAACAACGCACCAGAAACAGCAACGATACAGCTATACACTGAGTGGCTAAAGACAGCCAGACCGAAACAGCTACCGCCTAGAGAGGATTTTTTCATCTGGCTCATACTCGCTGGTCGTGGATGGGGTAAAACTAGAACAGGCGCACAGGACATCGCTCTGTACGCATTAAGAAATCCTAACAGCTATTGTGCAGTGGTAGCCCCTACATTTGGTGATTTAAGGCGCGTATGCTTTCAAGGTAACAGTGGATTATTGTCTATCATTCCAAAAGAGTGCTGTGACCTTGATTTTGCAACAAACGGGTACTCTGCATCAATATGCGAAATAAGACTTGCGAATGGATCAAAAATTGTTGGTTATGCGGCAATAAATCCTGAAAGACTGAGGGGTAGTCAGTTTCATAGAGCTTGGTGTGATGAACTATGTTCGTGGCAGTACCCAGATTCTTTTGATCAATTAATGTTTGGTCTGAGGCTAGGTACAAACCCACAATGCGTGATAACAACTACGCCAAAACCAACAAAGCTGTTAAAAAGTTTAGTGGAAAGAGATGATGTATCGGTGACAAAAGGTAATACATTTGAGAATGAAGCTAATTTGGCGGAATCAGCATTGAACATGATGCGTTCAAGGTACGAAGGAACGTCTTTAGGTAGGCAAGAACTCTATGCGGAAATACTAGATGATGTTGAAGGGGCGCTCTGGTCTAATAATATGATTGAAGAAACTAGATTGCCAAACGACACAGAAATAGAACTTGCCCAGATAATAGTAGCTATTGACCCAGCAGTAACAAATAACGAAAACTCAGATGAAACAGGTATAGTCGTTGTTGGTAAAGATAAAAATAATGAGTATTATGTCCTAGAGGATTTATCAGGCAAGCATTCTGCTGATACTTGGGGTAAGATTGCAATAAGAGCTTACTATGATTGGGAAGCGGATAGAATAGTAGCTGAAGTTAATAATGGTGGTGATTTAGTGGAACGATTGCTGAGAAACATAGACAGTAATGTACCGTACAGGTCAGTGAGAGCGTCAAGGGGTAAGATGGTGAGAGCCGAACCAGTAGCCGCTTTATATGAGCAAAGGCGCGTTCATCATATTGGTGTTTTTGAGGAATTAGAAACACAAATGTGTACTTATATAGGGCAAACTAATCCTAGCCCAGATAGGTTAGATGCGTTAGTCTGGGGATTGTCAGAGATAAGTAAGACAAAAGGCATCGTCAACTGGAGAATAAGCTAATGGCATTGTTAGATAATATAAAAAATGTGTTTACAGGCAACACTGAGATAAAAAGAGCGGGCAACATGGTAGGTTACTTTGGAGTCGGCACAGGGGAATCAAAACAATACAAATACTCTGACCTAGCGCGTGAAGGTTATCTAAAGAACGCTATAGTATATAGATGTGTCAATGAGATATCCAAAGGTGCGGGGTCGGTTGAATACTGCATAAAAAGCGGTGATACAATGCTTGAACAACACCCATTGCTATCATTAATAGACAGACCTAACCCATTACAATCTAATTCAGAATTCTTCAATGCCTTATTTGGCTATCTATTGTTAAGCGGTAATGCTTATGTATTGAAGGTAGGTTCAGAGCTAGGAAAACCAAAAGAACTGCATCTATTGAGACCAGATAGAATTGTTATCAATGGCCGGCAAGAAGCCTATACCTGAAAGCTATGATTATGTAATTAACGGCAGAGTGCAACAATCATTCCAAGTAGACCAAGACACTGGATTTAGTGAACTGAAGCACATTAAGTTATGGAATCCATTAGATGATTATTATGGCTGTTCACCATTGAGTGCGGCGGCAGTAGAGGTAGACCAACACAACCTATCCAGTAAGCACAATATCAATCTATTAAACAACGGGGCTAGACCATCTGGGGCTGTTATATTTAAACCTAAAGATGAATCAGGATTTGCAGTTAATCTAACTGAAGGACAACGGGCGCAATTACTTACCGACCTCAACAATAGATTTCAAGGCGCTGGTAACGCTGGTAGACCTATGCTCTTAGAGGGTGATTTTGATTGGAAAGAAATGGGTATGAGTCCAAAAGACATGGATTTTATGAACTTGAAGCACATGAGTGCAACCAGTATCGCTTTATGCTTCGGTGTTCCTAGTCAGTTAGTGGGTGTTCCAGATGCGCAGACGTATAGCAATGTAGCTGAAGCTAGGTTGGCTCTATACGAGGAAACAATAATACCGCATTTAAAATTGATACAATCAGATTTGAATGAGTGGTTGATACCGATGTTCAATGAGAATATCCGCTTTGAATATATGCTTGAAAGCATTCCAGCACTAGCAGAACGTAAAAGAAAGACATACGAGAATGTTACCAGTGCGGTTCGTGAGGGCATCATGACCAGAAACGAAGCCAGAGAGGTTATAGGTCTAAGCCCGATTGAGGGTGGTGATGATATCTATATTAGCTCTACATTGTTCCCATTGGGTAGCGAAGCACCGCCACAGGCAACAGGTGATGATGATCTTTTGGATATAGATGATTATGATTATGATGAAGATGATGAAGAAGAAGAAGAAAAAGCTGTATCTGACATTGACTTCAAACCTACCAGCGGCATGGCAACTGAGGCTCAAAGAGGTTTAGATTGGCGTAAAGAATTTGGTCGCGGCGGTACTAATATAGGCTCAACTAGAGCTAGTCAATTAATCAAAAGAGAGAACCTGTCACCAGATACGGTCAAGCGTATGTATTCATTCTTTGCTAGGCATGAAGTAGATAAGCAAGCAGAAGGATTCTCTCAAGGTGAAAAGGGATATCCAAGCAACGGTAGAATCGCATGGGCTTTATGGGGTGGTGATGCTGGCTTTAGCTGGAGTAAAAAGAAAAGAGATCAAATAGAACGAGAAAGTAAAGCAAAGCCAGATAGCCTAAAAGTGGGAGATATGGTTTCGTGGGATAGTTCAGGCGGCAGAGCGCGAGGTAAGATAACTAAAATAGTAACAAGTGGAAAGTTGTCTATACCAAAAACAAGCCTCACATTGAATGCCACTGAGGATAATCCAGCATGTTTAATCAAATTATATCGTGGCGGTGAAGCTACAGATGTTGTTGTAGGTCACAGGTTTAGTACACTGACAAAGATATAAAGTCTAATTTTTAGCAATGCTAATGCCTCACACACATAGAGATCGCTTCCCTAGCGGCATTACACGAGCCGCAAATGTAGATGTATTTGAGAAAAAGAAGTTAAAAGGCTTCAAGCAAGGTCGTATTGACGTAAGAAAGGAAGTCAGGAGACAACAAAGATTACTTAACAATTTACAGCGTGGAGTATTCAGAAAGCTAACTAGCTTATTGCCAAAGCATATAAAAGCACAGGCAAAAATATTTTCTGAAACTGGTGAGTTTTCCAGATCACAATCATACCGAAAATTAGAAAATCAATTACTTTCAGTGATGTATCAACATTATCGCCGTGTATTTATAACGGTATTTAAAGATAATGAATCAAGGTATGAGAAAATAAATAAAAGCATTGATGTGAGTATATTTGGTAGAAACAAAGATATTGAAGATTTAGTTAGTATCTACAATAACGACAGAACGCTATATCTAGCAAACATGGGTCGTAGCGTTACTAATAATGTGCAAAAAATAGTAACTAACGGTAGAGAGAGTGGCGCATCAGTCAGTCAGATAGCTAAAAACATTAGACAAACAGAACCGATAGCAAGACGTAGGGCGGCGGCTATTGCTAGAACAGAAACACATAATGCCTTGAGTTTCGCTAATCACGAATATCATGGAGTAGTGAGTCAAGAATACAGCGTCAAGATGATGAAGAAATGGGCTTCAACAAGCGATATGCGTACAAGAAGCGCCCACAGTTATGCAAATGGTCAAGTAAGAGATATGGATGAGCCGTTTATTGTGGGTGGCGCAAAAATGATGCACACAGGTGATCCCAATGGCGGCGCGGCTAATGTTGTTAATTGTAGATGTGTTGTTTTGTATATAGATGCTGATGAGTTATCTGAGGCGGTAGATTCAAAAGCGCCCAGCATAAAACCAGTAAATGATTTTGGTAAACAACATGTAAAAGAGATCAAACCAAACAGAGCATCATTCAAGGGTGAAGAATTAGTAAGCTCAGTGATAGCAAGAGGTAGTCCTTTAAATGAACTCACTACAAATAATAAGAGAGGTTGCTTTTTTAGTCATAAAGGAATTATAAACATGTCTGGTTATAAAGAAGGCAGTGCTTCTTATAATTCAATATGGCGGCATGAAAAAGGTCACGCTATTGATTATGACGATAAATTGATAACTTTGATGCAGACATATAGACCAAAGGTCGTCAGCCAAGATCATTTGGGTATATTGCAAGCATCGTTAGATACCGCAATGAAAAGAAGGTTTGAAAATATGATAAACGCTAACATACTAGGCGCTAGTGAGGTTTCAGCTTCATATCATAGTAGATTTGGACTATCCAGCTATATGGCAAAACAAATGGTGGATGATAAAAAATTACTTTTAAAAAGGAAAAAAGTAGTAACAAAAAGAGCAAGAACTACTATGGAAAATCAGGATTACTTTTCATCTAATCTAAAAAAATTACAAGTAATGGGTAATCCTGTAATACAAGAAAGAACAATTATTATTAATGGTAAAATGGCGATACAAAAAAGCCAAGTTACAAAATATTCTACAACACTCACGCAAACACAATTTATTAAAAAATGGCGTACTGAATTAGATAAATCAAGCTCAGTATTGAAATATGACGATTTAAAAGTCTTGTATGGCGATGATTTTTTAAAGAAAATATTCAGTGGAAATGCAAGTATGAATCTTAATGATTCTGTAAATTGGCTGACTTATCTTAAATATAACAATTTAGGAACGAAAAACTGGACACGCAGTAACTTTCAATATTTTTTAGCTAAAGGAAATGCATCTTCAGCTACAAAAGATATAGCGAATTTTTCTGATTTGATAGGATCAATAACGAATAACAACGTAATGCACGGTCATACCACAGGTTATTACAAAAGATATCCGAATATTTTTAAGGGATTCACTGATGGGCATTTGACAGAAACATTTGCAAATTTTACTTGTCTTTTAGGTAGTAAAAACTCAAGGGTATGGCGTAAAGTCTTAGAACATCATGTGCCAGACTCATTGAGAGAGTATGACAAAATATTAAATCATTTGGCAAAAACTAAAGGGATGGACAGATTTGAACTCTCTGATGCTTTGTATGCAAAAATAAAGGAACGCAAATAGTTATGAATAGTAATAGTTGGTTGGTAAATAATGAAATATATGAGAAATACTTTGAGGTAGAAGAACTAGATGTTCTTTATGGGGATTATCTTTTCATCAATCAAAAAGAAGTAGCGGGATCACATATACCAGTATATAAGTTTCCGTATGGAGATATAATGAGTAAATCGCATATAAAGAGAATAAAAAAACTTATAAGGAACGCTATTGATTCCAATAAAAAATTCAAAGCAGATGATGTAGCTGAAATTGTTTATGATATTTATCCAGATAGTGCTGTATGGTAATTTATATAAATTATTGTAAGATTGCTGATGTTGGGCTAAGATAATCAAGACTAAATAGAGGATCACCTTAAATGAACATTGGAAATGCAATGCTGGATGTTCAGGCTAACGAGCCTACTTTGAAAGAAGATTCTATAAAGAATGATATAAAAGAAGAAATAAGGCGCGATGTGTATACCACTGAGCAAGAAGCTCAAGCTAGAGCTAAAGATATTGGGTGCGTTGGTTCACACTCGCATGATGAGGATGGCAACAAAGTATATATGCCATGTAAAAGTCACGAAGAATATAGACTAGCTACTGGTACAGATGTAAAAAGCCAATATATTGAATTTAAGTCAGAAATAAAAGCCTATCAAGACGATGATGAAGATAGAGAAGAATATGGTCGTTTTGAAGGATATGCCTCTGTATTTGAAAACACAGACTTAGGCAATGATGTTATCAAGACAGGCGCATTTAAAAAGAGCCTCAGAAAACGTGGCAAAAAAGGTGTGAAACTTCTATATCAACACAAAAGTGATATGCCTATTGGTGTATTTGACTCAATCAAAGAAGATGATAACGGCTTGTATGTAAAGGGCAGATTAGCTCTAAAATCTACAGCGGGTCGTGATGCATACGAATTATTAAAAATGGGCGCTTTAGATGGAATGTCTATCGGCTTTAGAGCAGACCCACAATCAATAACATACGACAAGCGTTCTAAAAAAAGAATGATTGGCGAGGTAGATTTAATGGAGATTAGTCTAGTGACTTTTCCGATGAACCCGAAAGCTACGGTGATGTCGGTGAAGGGCGAGGCTGTTTCTATTAGAGAATGGGAAAATGGAATGCGAGATGCCTTCAATTTAAGCCGTTCAGAAGCGAAGATGGCGGCAAAAGCTGTTCATCATGTATTTGAGGAAAAATCTAATAGCGAGAGGCTACAGGATATGGAATCAAAGACAGAACTGGTAGATGCCATCAAAAACTTAACTTTAACCCTAAAAAACATCTAACACAGGAGTACATGAAAATGGCTGAAGATGTGAAAGAGGTTATGTCAGAATTCGGAAAGGCTTTTGAATCATTCAAAGAAGCTAATGACGAAAAACTGGCTCGCCTAGAAAAAGGTTTAGGTGAAGATGCATTATTGAACGATAAGTTAGCCAAGATTGAAAGTAAACTTGACTCGCTTGAGGACATCAACGCATCAATCACACAAACCAAAGCGCAACAAGAAGGTGTTGCTGAGAAAGTAGAGAAATTAGAAACGGTCATGTCACGACCTAATTCTGGTTACGATGCTAAATCAGTAGATGATACTTGTGTTGCATTTGAAACATATTGTCGTAAAGGCTTACAGTCTTTAACCGATATGGAAAAGAAAGCACTGACTGTTAGTAATGACAGCACAGGCGGATATTTAGCACCACCAGAGTATGTGAGAGAGTTACTAAAAACTGTAACTGAAGTTTCACCTATTCGTAGTATTGCTAGACTTCGTACAACTGGTCAGCGTTCAATCCAAGTACCTAAGAGAACTGCNCAGTTTGCCGCACAATGGGTAGCTGAAAGTGGAACTCGTAGTGAAACTACNGGATGGAATGTAGGNCTTGAAGAAATACCAGCGCATGAAAGTTATGCATTAGTTGATATTTCNGAACAAGACCTAGAAGATTCAGTGTTTGATCTTGAGGCAGAAATGCAGTCAGAATTTGCAGAGCAATTTGCAAAAGCTGAAGGTACTGCATTCGTATCAGGTAACGCAGTAGGTAAACCAGAAGGCTTCATGACTAACGGTGACGTTGGTGAAGTTGTTTCAGGTCATGCATCTACTATATTAGCTGATGGTCTGATCTCGTTAGTACACGGCATTAAGTCTGAGTACGCTAAAAATGGTACGTTCGTATTTAATAGAACTACTCTTGCAAGTGTTCGCAAACTTAAAGATACGGCTGGTCAGTATGTATTCCAAGCTGGAATGATGCTCACTGGTGGTGTTACTAACACTGTACTGGGATATCCGTATGTTGAAGCAACTGACATGCCATCGGAAGGTAGTAATACCTTATCCAGTAGCATTCGGTGACTTTAGACGAGCCTACATGATTGTAGACAGGGTATCTATGGCGGTTTTGCGCGATCCATTCACACAAGCTACAACTGGTAATGTAAGATACATTGCTCGCCGTAGAGTTGGTGGTCAAGTGGTTCAGGCGGAAGCTATCGTTAAACAAAAATGTTCAACATAAGGAATAGGTGATATATGAAAGATTTATCCAATAACCTAACTATTGCGAACAGTCTAATCAACGCTGTTAAAACTGCGGCGGCAAATGGAACTGGAGTTGACCTACAAGGTTACGAAAGTGCATTAGCTGTAGTTTCTGTCGGTGCTGAAGGCGATACTTTAGCCGCAAACCTTAACTTCCAAATCTCATTAGAGCATAGTGATGACGATTCAACTTACACCGATTGTGTGCAAGCTGATATTGTTGATGGCACTATTGCCGCTAATGGTATTTGGTTAATACTTGACGGTACTGGTACTGCGGGCGTGGGCGGAAACCCTCACACTTCAGGTGGTACATGGCAAGTAGGTTATGTAGGTGGCAAACGGTATGTCAGACTTGTAATCGCTAAAACTGGAACTCACTCAACTGGTACATCCATAAGTGGGCTTATAGTTAGAGGGGATGCTAGACATAGCACAGATAATGATAACGTTATTCATAACGTATAGTCATTAGTCACATTGAGTGGGATAGCTTCGGCTATCCCTACTCTTAATTTGAGAGGTAAGCCAAATGGCTAACAAACAGTATAAAATAGTAGTACCAAAAGTAGGCTCAAACAACGTAAATGGTACTGATGCGAAACTTTATAAGTTAGATGAAATTGTTGATGCTACTGAAGCATGGCAAGAAGAAATAATGAATACATTTGTTGCTAATGGGTGGGCTATGGAAACTAAGGTTGAAGCTACAGCCGACGTTGAGCAAGCAGAACCAGTAAGAGCAAGAAATGATAAAGGTCANTANAAAAAAGATGACCCAAANACACCAGATATAAATGAAGCCTACAAAGGTGGTAAAGCACCNAAAGNAACCAAGAGAACCACCAAGAAGAAAACGAAAGCAAAAGCCTAGTTTCGGTGGTATGATTTATTTAGCAGATGCAATAATGGTAGATACCATGCTAATTATAGGAATAGGTATTCATGAGCGCGGGTTATCATCATTTTGTAATAGAACAAGGGGCAACATTCGGACAGGTTCTTACGCTTAAAGATTCAAGCGGAACTGTTGTCAATCTAACTGGCTATAGTGCGGCAGAGATGGATTTGAGAGAAAATCCTGAATCATCAACCGTAGTAGCAACTCTAACAACTGGAAATAGTCGTGTCGCATTAGGCGGTTCAGCGGGTACAGTGACGCTATCAATAACGGCGGCGGACACAGCTAACCTTGCTGTTGGCGATGGTCATTATGATTTAGAAATTACAACTGGTTCTAATGTGTATCGTATTCTTGAAGGCACNTANAGTATTAGAAGGAATTTGAGTCGGTGAGCGGCACAGACAGCATAACAGTAAGCAACAGTAATACNGTTAGTACCGTTACTGTNACTGATGCTTCTAATATTTCAGTAGTCACAGTAGGTACACAGGGATTAGCTGGGGCAAACACTCTATTGAATAGAGATGTAAATGACTCAACGGCTGGTACAAATGGCTCATTAGTCGTATATGACCATGACAATTTAGAGTGGATTGACAGTCAATCAAGCAGAGCGCAATCATCAATAGTCAAAGTATATAATCTTTTATTCACCAGTGGCGGGGCAACCGTTACAGGAACACTTGATGAAGATAACTTAGGCTCAAACAGCAATACTAAACTTGCCACACAACAATCAATAAAAGCGTATGTAGACGCACAAGTAACTGCTCAAGATATGGATTTCAAAGGCGATAGTGGCGGTTCTTTATCCATAGACCTAGATAGTGAACTGTTTATCATAGCGGGCGGTACAGGCATTACTACAGTCGGTGACACTAACACTGTCACAGTGAACATAGATGCAACTGTAGCGACACTGACAGGCTCTCAGACACTAACCAACAAGGTATTAACAAGCCCAGACATAAACACACCAGATATAGACGGCGGTACAATAGATGGGGCTACTATAGCAACATCAAATATCACTGTAGGCTCTGGTAAAACATTAAACGTAACAGCGGGTACATTTACTCTTGCTGATAACCAAATATCAGGCGATAAAGTAGAAGGCGGTACGATTGCCGCAATCACAATTACTGATTTAGCTTCAACTACGGTAGATACTACCAATATTGAAGTCACAAACATCAAAGCAAAAGATGGTACAGCGGCGGGTTCAATAGCCAACTCAACAGGTGTTGTTACATTAGCAAGCTCAGTATTAACCACCACAGATATTAATGGTGGCACAATAGACGGTACAAATGTCACAGTAGGTAGTGGTAAGACCCTTGATGTATCAAGCGGCACACTTACATTAGCAAATGACCAAATCAGTGGCGATAAGATTCAAGGCGGTACGGTTGCATCAATGACCATTACGGCTATGACAGGTACACTAGAAACTGCCGCACAACCCAATGTAACCTCATTAGGTACACTCAGCGCCCTAACAGTAGACGATATAGCGTTAGATGCTAAGACATTAACCATGACAGGCTCAAGTGGTGATACGGCAACTGTCGTAGTAGGCACAAATGGAACATTAACCATAACCACAACAGATGCATCAGCGGCGGCGGCTAATATCCAAATCACGGCAGATGGTACAGCAGAACTAGCGGGTACTACCGTAACTTTAGATTCTAGCGGTGGTATAACCTTAGATGCAGATGGCGGTACAATAACATTTGCTGATAATGGCTCATCATTAGGCACAATTACATCTTCTGGGTATACAGGGGCGGTAGTAGGGAACGCCTCTACTGCAACGGCTCTTGCAACTGCCAGAACGATTGGCGGCACAAGTTTTGATGGCACGGCTAATATTGCCGTAGCTCTATCTGCCACTGCAACTGCACTCGCAACCGCAAGAACCATACATGGTGTATCTTTTGATGGAACGGGAAATATTGACCTCAGTGAAGTAATATCAGACACCGTAGGGGCTATGTTCTCGTCTAATACCGAGACAAATATCACTGCGACCTATCAAGACGGTGACAATACTATTGATCTAGTCATAGGTACATTGAACCAAGACACTACAGGCACAGCAGATAATGTAACGGTCACTGCAAACAACTCTACTGACGAAACGGTATATCCAGTATTTGTTGACGGTGCGACAGGTTCTCAAGGCGCTGAAACAGATAGTGGTCTTAGTTATAACCCTAGCTCTGGCAATCTAACTATTGGTGGCGAACTTATAGCCGCAACCTTAGACATATCGGGTAACGTAGATGTAGATGGCACATTAGAAGCGGATGCTTATACAGTTAATGGCACAGCATTAAATGAATTCATAGCCGATACAGTCGGTGCAATGGTTTCAAGCAATACTGAAACGAATATAACAGTAGCCTATCAAGATGCAGATAACACTTTAGACTTTACAATAGGAACTTTAAATCAGGATACAACTGGATTAGCCGCCACAGCTACGGCTTTAGCCACCGCAAGAAACATAGCTCTTACAGGTGATGTTACGGGTACGGTTTCATTTGATGGTACTGGCAATGTAGCAATATCCTCAACTATCGCCGCAAATAGCGTGGCTTTGGCTACTGATACCACTGGAAATTATGTCGCCACAGTAGCGGGTACAACTAATGAAATAGAAGTAAGTGGATCAGGATCAGAAAACGCGGGCGTAACAATCGGCTTACCAGATAACGTCACAATAGCGGGCAACCTAACTGTTACAGGTGATTATACAGTCAATGGCGATACCACAACGGTTAGCACAGCAACGCTTAGTGTTGAAGATCCATTAATCAAACTGGCGAAAGGTAACGCTGGTGCTGACTCAGTAGATATAGGTATCTATGGGCTATATGACACATCAGGTTCACAAGATTTATATGCGGGTCTATTTAGAGATGCTAATGATTCAGGAAAGTGGAAGCTATTCAAAGACTTGCAACCAGAACCCACGACCACAGTTAATGTATCTGGAACAGGTTATGCAGTCGCTACATTAGTCGCTAATTTAGAAGGGGCGGTAACTGGTAACGCAAGTACAGCCACAACATTGGCAACGGCTCGCACAATCGGTGGTACAAGTTTTGACGGTTCAGCAAATATCGCAGTAGCACTAGCGGCTACAGCAACCGCACTAGCAACGGCTAGGACAATAGGTGGTACGAGCTTTGACGGTACTGGAAATATAGATGTAGCTCTTGCAACCCTAGCAACCAATGTAACGGTATCAGCGAATAACTCAGCTAATGAAACTGTCTATCCATTGTTTGTGGATGGGGCAACTGGAACGCAAGGTGCTGAGACTGATACAGGATTAAACTACAATCCATCAACAGGAATGCTTACTACTGCTGGAGTAACAGCGGCATTAACAGGTAATGCTTCAACCGCAACCACATTAGCCACAGCCCGTACCATAGGCGGCACTTCATTTGATGGGTCTGCGAATATAGCAGTCGCTTTATCAGCCACCGCAACAGCATTAGCTACGGCGCGTACTATTCATGGAGTAAGTTTTGATGGGTCAGCTAACATTGATTTATCAGAGGTTATTTCAGATACCGTCGGTGCAATGTTCTCATCTAATACAGAGAGCGGCATAACGGTAGCCTACCAAGACGCAGATAATACGATTGACCTAACGGTTGGCACATTAAATCAGGACACCACAGGGAATTCAGGAACATTCACCGTAACTGCGAATAATTCCGCAGATGAAACGGTTTACCCTGTATTCGTAGATGGCGCTACAGGCGCACAGGGCGCAGAAACAGACACAGGGCTAACGTACAACCCATCTAGCGGTAATATGGCTATAGCGGGTGAATTATCAGCGGCAACACTTGATATCTCAGGCAATGTAGATATTGATGGTACTTTAGAAGCTGATGCAATCACCGTAAACGGTACAACCCTAGCAGAAACAATCAGTGATACTGTCGGCGCGATGGTATCCAGTAATACGGAAACAAATGTAACTGTCACCTATCAAGACGCTGACAATACCTTAGATTTCGTAGTAGGAACGCTCAACCAAGATACAACTGGAACAGCGGCGATAGCAACCACAGTTACCATTACTGATAACGAAAGCACCAATGAAAGTAATGCCTTAATATTTACGGCTGGCGGTGATGTAGATGGTGGCAATTTAGGGCTAGAAAGTGACGGTACACTAACCTACAACCCTTCAACTGGAAAAGTAACCGCTACAGGCTTTGTAGGCGCTTTAACAGGCAATGCAGACACCGCTACTACCCTTGCAACAGCCAGAACTATACATGGAGTCAGCTTTAACGGGTCAGCGAACATAGACCTATCTGAAGTGATAAGCGATACAGTCGGGGCTATGTTTAGCTCAAATACTGAGACGGGCATAACGGCAACGTATCAGGATGGCGATAACACGATTGACCTAGTGGTTGGTACGCTTAATCAAGACACTACGGGATTAGCGGCAACCGCAACAATTTTAGCAACCGCAAGAACAATCGGTGGNGTTAGCTTTAACGGTAGTGCAAATATTGANCTNNTAGCCGCAGANATNAAGATTGGTGAAGATGANCANACTAAGATAGATTTTGAAACCGCTGACGAAATACACTTCTATGCGGCAAACGCAGAGCAAGTCTATGTAGCAGATGGNATATTCTCGCCACAAACTAATAATGATGTTGATTTAGGTACAAGTAGTACAGAATTTAAAGACCTATTCCTAGACGGTACAGCACACATAGATACCTTAGATGTAGATGCTAACGGTACAGTAGCGGGAACATTCGGAGTTACAGGTGATCTAGCTATAGATACCAATGTATTATTCGTGGATGTCAGTGCAAACCGAGTCGGTGTTGGTAACGCTTCCCCAGATGTCAGTTTGGATATCGGAAGTTATACAGATGCGGTGCATTTGCCAGTAGGAACAACGGGGCAAAGACCAACAGGCGCGGCTGGATATTTGCGTTATAACAGTACCCTAAGTCGTTTTGAAGGATATACGGATGCATGGGGTGAGATTGGTGGCGGTGGTACGTCTACGCTAAGTGTCAATACATACACAGTAGATACATCAGAGGATAACCCAGAGCAATTAACACTATCACAAGCCCCTACAAGCACAGATAACACTATCTTATTTATAGAAGGCGCATATCAAAACCCAAATAGCTACAGTGTATCAGGTACAACATTAACGCTTGATACAGTACCAGAGAACGGCAGAAAGATTATTGTCTATCATGTATCTAACGCCGTATCAGGCGCGGGCATGAATAACGATCAATTCACGGCTAACGGCTCAACTACTGCATTTACATTATCAATAGACCCAATTAATGAGAACAATACCATCGTTTTCTTAGACGGTGTATACCAACAAAAGACTGACTATGCGGTCAGTGGCACTACGTTGACTATGGATACAGCGCCAATAAACGGGGCTATCCTTGAGGTACAAACATTTAGCCAAACAGAAATAAACACCTTCCCAGCTACAGGTATATCTAACCTTACAGCAGTCACGCCAGTAGCGGGCGACCTAATAATGGTACTTGATGCTACAGACAACGCACTCAAGAAATCAGATGTAAAAGACTTGATGGCAACCGCAGTCAGTATTACCTCTGCCGCCGATGCCGTTGCAATGACATTTGATTCAAGTGAAAACGCAACATTCGCGGGCAACATAATTAAAGGCAATCTAACCATAAGTGGCACAGAGATTGACCTGTCAAGCGGTGATTTAACAATAGATGTAGCTGGAAGTATAACGCTTGATTCTGACACAGGGGTTCTTGATTTTAGCGATGGTGGCACTAATATTGGTCGTATTGAAAATGCCAGTAGTGATTTTAAATTTGAATCAAGAGTGCAAGACAAAGATATAGTATTCGTAGGTAATGATAATGGCACTGGTATTGAAGCACTTAGACTTGATATGTCAGCGGGAGGTGATGCTACCTTTAATGGAAATATAATCCTTAGTGGTACAAGCAAAGTAAGATTTGATCATTCACTTATTGGAGATGATATATTTGATACTGACTCCTTTGGAATAGCTTGTGACCATACTGAAAGTATAAGAATGGGTACAGAAAGC